AGAAGCTAACTTAGCTGCTGTAACTGTTCCATCGCCAGGAGTGCTACTTGCTGCAACATTAGATATAACTAATACTTCAACTTTAGATCCACTAGGAGGAGCTTCACTAAATGTAAGTGTAGTTCCACTAAAACTAAATGTATCTTTATGTTGATTTACACCATCTATACTTACTTGTATTGAGTTTTCAGAAGCAGGAGTAGTAGACATAGTAAGAGTAGTATCGCTACCATCACCTGTCATCGTATCTAACGTAAACTGTGCTTCACCGCCTCCTATGTCTCCCCAGCTATCTGTATATCCTTCAAACTTACCTGTGGTTGAATTATATCTAAAATAACCTGCAGCAGGAGATCCTGGCCTTTGTGCTGTTGTACCAGAAGGTACATGAATAGAGTCAGTTGCTGATCCTATATCTAGTGATACATCAGGAGAAGCATTTAATATTCCTACTCTATTATTTGTACTATCTACTTTAAGAGTATTAGTATCTACTACTAAGTCACCTGTTATTGTAGGTGCAGATAAAGTTTTATTTGTTAAAGTATCAGTAGTAGTTTTTCCTACTAAAGTGTCTGTTGTAGCAGGAAGAGTAATAATAACATTACCACTAAAATCACTATGAGCAGGAGCTTGAAGTTGAGCATAGTGAGCATTAGATACTTCACAATAAAATCTTACATAAGACTGCGCTCCACCATTTTTTATAGATACAGCTCCTTGAGAAATATCTACACCATTTGAACCATCTATTCTTACTACACCAGTTCCGTTAGGTGTTAATGCAATATTTCCATTAGATGTAGAAACTAATCCATTACTATTAACATCTAAATCTCCACCTAATTGTGGAGTAGTATCTTCTACTACATTAGCAATAGCACTAGAGGTTGCTAATCCTGCAACTAATGTACTTCTTGATATTTTCTTTAGCCCACCTCCAGAAGTATCTACTGCTAGTAGAACATCATCATTAGCTACTGTAGATATCTCAGATAAAGAACCAACTGCTATTGAGTTGAAATTAGTACCGTCTGCAATTAATAAATTGCCTGCAGTATTAGTTCCCATTGTAATGTCATCACCTGTTACAGTGAGATCACCTGCAATAGTTACATTTTGAGAAGCATCTATTGTTAAAGCAGTAGTTCCTCCAGTAGTTATAGTAATAACATCAGAACCACTAAATGCAATAGAACTATTAGTATCTGCATCTCCTGCGATACTATCTAACTGAATAGATCCTACATTAGTGATGTTATTATCATTAAAAGAGGCCGCACCTAAAGATACAGTTCCTGTTGCTGTAAGATTAGAAGAACCTATATCTATAGCTCCAAAGCCAGATGTAATAGATCCTGCATTTAAAGCACCTACAGTAGTTAAATTTGTACCTGTATCTAAAGCAGCTTCAAAGTAAGTTTCAAAGTCAGTTAGTGCTACCTGCTTCATTGTGCCATTATCATTGACAATTACACGATCAGCATCTGCTAACGTAGTGCTAGTAGCAGAGGTGTCACCATCAATAATATTAATTTCAGCCGTAGTAGCTGTAACGCCATCTAATATATTTAATTCAGCAGTAGAAGATGTAACACCATCTAAAATATTAAGCTCTGATGTACTAGATGTAACTCCATCTAATAAATTTATTTCTGCAGCAGTTGCTGATATAGCAGTACCATCTAAATTGATAGCATCTAAGTGAGCAGTTCCATCTACATATAAATCTTTAAACTCTAGTGAGCTTGTACCTAGATCAATATCATTATCTATAACAGGTACGATTGCACCATCTTGTACTCGTATCTGTTCTACTGCACTACTAGATACTTCAACATAAAAACCAACTCTATTATTTGTGCCGTCTACTTCAACTTTATTTAAAAAGTCTATGTCTCCAATCTTTCCAATATTACCGCCTTGACCACTAGAGCCATCATGTCTATGTCCTGTGTCAGATGCACTAGAAGAGGAGTAAGCAAACGCATTTAATAATTGATTATATTCATTATTAAATATTGCTGCTGTAATAGTATCTCCATCAGAGATCGAACTTTGTCGTGTATATGAATTAGCCATTTATTTATTTCCTACCTGCTGGCATATAATCTATATAAAAGCCATTTATAATATAAGGAGATCTTTGATCATCACTAGAGATTCTTAATGAAATTGTATTGCCTGTTCCTTCAACTGCTTGCCTAACTAAAGGATTTTCAGGCGCACCAAATGTATCTGTACCAAATACAGCAGTTCCAAATACTGCAGGAAGAGGGATGTGATCTAATACATAAGTAGGAGGTTGAGGAGTATTATTATCCTCAAAGTCATACTTTACATTTAGTTGAGGTTGTATTGTTCCTTCAGGAGTTACAGATAACTTAATATATTTTATTGTCTTTCTAGTTCCTATATCTCCAAAATCTAAATCAGGTGTAAAGTATTCTGCAGACATATTAGTAGCTGTTCCTGCAGGATTAAATGTACTCCCTGTATCATGGTTATAAACATAACCTGAGTTATCGCCATGATAAGCCTGTTCTATACCATCTTTATCTAAACCTGAAGCAAGTGCATTAGCCTGTATGCCTTTTGTTTCAGACCATTCAAATCCATTAGGAGTAAGTGTTCCTATAATACCTTTAGCTTCTGACGAGGCTAAACTTGTGTTTGTATAAAATAATCTATATTGAGATTTACTTCTAAGAACACCGCTGCTAATAGTAAAGTTATTAATATTATCTGCTAAAGCAGTAGTAACTTTTTGTATCTGCCTACTAACAGAACTTAACTCTACGTCACCAATTCTTGCTGTACCTGCAAAAGTACGAATACCATCAGGACTAAGAAATAAAAGATCACCACCTATCTCCTGAATACTTTGTCCATCTAAACAGCCAACATTTCTTGTGACAGGCACAACTGCAATATTTGTAGAGTCACTAATGTTTACTAATCTAAAAATACTATTAGTGCAAAAAATAACTAAATCACTACGGAAGCTTGCAAGTCCTACAACTGAATCAGTTAACTGTATACTTCCTGCGCCTGAGCCACTAAAAGAATCAGGATCAACACTAGAACTAAAAAATATAGTGTTCTTTGCAGTAGACGCACCGCCTACTACAAAATGATTCTCGTGCATTACTCCTACTGAAGGAGCTGTTGTACCATCAACTGTAATCTCACCTGCAAAAAAAGTTCTGGTACTTAAATTACCTGTACCTGTCATTCTAAAAAAGAAAGGTTTATTAGCTCCATCACAGATTAATAAATCACCATAATCTGTAGTGCCTTCAAATATAGAAAAAGTACATTGACCTTGACCTGTTCGATCATCATTAGATCTAGCATTAAATGTAGTTAGATTATCACCGCTTCCAGATACACTAGCTTTATTTATTTGTATCCAGCTAGTTCCATCTTGACTAAAAAATATACCTGTACCAGAACAAACAACTAAACCATCTGCATACACAGCCATTCCCAAAACAGGATTACTAGAGTTAGGCCTAGCTGAAGATCCTCCACCAAATAAATTAAATCCACTTATTCGTCTATAGCCTCCATCAGGATCTACTTCAAAGTTTAATAACTTTGTAGCTAATCCAGGCTGTCTCATTATTTCAAGTTGATTTAAATTTACATTTAAACCACCTCGACAAGATAAGGCAAAAGGCTGAGACATTAGAGAAACCTTATTCTGTCATCTTTAAAGTATCCTGGTGCTTGCTCTGTAAGATTTAACTTCATTAAACGTAAACCTCGTTTATAATCTTCTAATGCAAAAGCAGCAGCTTGAGGATTTTCTTTAAACTGATGAACGTAATATCTAGCTCTAGCTAGTAATACAGGCTTATAAGTATTAGGAAATACTAATTGATCGCTATGTGCAGAAAGTTCTGTAGGTAAGTTATAAGCATAAAAAAAGATTCTATACACTTTATCTGGTATAGGACTTAATCCAAACTTTCTATTATCAGGACTCTTAATTACTCTATCAGGAACACCAAAATTTTGAGTATCTGCGTCATCTTTATTTTGAGCAACTCTAAAATAATCTTTCCATTCTTCAGTAGTAGTAAATCTTAAATTTTTTACAGTAAAAGGAGCTGATTCTCCTGATACACCTACTGTAGTTAAAAGAAAATTATCCCAATCTATAGAACCATAATCTGTATTAATACTAGAGCTATCACTTTTAAGTAAATACCATCTAGTACCAGCTACTGTTTCTATAAAAACATTGCCATACATAGGATCAGTAGATCCACTTAATCCTGTTGCAAGAAAAGGCCATTGTGGCTCTTCATTAACAATATCAAGATAAGCTCTATTAACACTATCTTTTATATGTGCTTGAACCCCAATAGCACTAGAAAAAGTAGAACTGCTTAAAGTTACTTCATTAAGTTCTCTTAATAGATCATTGCAAAGATTAAGATAAGTTTCTGACATTACTTACCTACTTTTTTCTGAGCTTTTTTATGAGCTGCAGTAAAAGTAGAACCTCCTCTCATCTCTTTACGCATCATTGCCATGTGCTTTGCAGAATGATGTTTAGAATGTTTTTTTAAAGTTTCTTCTTGGCGTTTAGTTAATTTTTTAACTTGACTACCTTTTTTGTAAGTAACTCTACTTCCACCCATCATTTTCTTTTTAGCAGGTGGTCTTCCTCGTTTACTTCCGTATGT